TGTCTAAATGTCGTTGATGAACTTCCAATGAGAAATCTTCAAAAGAAGGGGTAGGTATTAGATCAAAGCGTTTTGGTTTCAATTCCTTGGATAAAGATCCCGTGAACAACTTCGAATCAAAGAGTTTCGCTGTATAACCAGTGACTACCTGCATTAGGTAATCTGGTTTCACATCTAATTCAATGATCGGAGTAAGAAACTCGACAGACTTCTCAGAAGCCTGTTCTGTTCCCTTCACGGCATCGATAAAATCCCTCTGGAACTCTTCAAAAGTGAACATCTCATTTCCATCCAGGAACCTTTTTAAGAACATAGAATCTATGGAGCTCTGAAGCTCCTTTCGAATCTTATGATCACTAAAAGGCACCTGTAGGGATTTGAGATAGGAAAGAGGTGGTAGATCTTCTACATCTTGTCCTAGGAACTTATTCCTAAGCAAGAAGTTTTGATTCACCACTCTCCTTACCTTTTCAATTTGAGGTATTCCAAGGAAATCCTCGTGATACTCACTATTCAGAACAGGCTCGTTGAAGCAACGGTCCATCTCCTGAAGAGTGGTATTACAGAGTTTCTCCTTTGAGAGATAAGGTATTGAAAGACAACCCTTCTCCGGAGTAATTCGATTTAACATGTCACTAAGATACACAAGAACCTCGGTTCTTTTAGATCTATTCGACACATTGGCTCGATTACCCCAGTTGAAGGCTAGTCCACCATGAGATACAGGGACGGAAATACTCCTAACAGTTCTTCGCAATTTTGTCCTATTCAAGGACTTAAAAAGCTGATGAACTTCATCGGGAGAATCTGATTCCATCATAATCTCAAGGTCACGCAAACACTCTCCTAAAACTTGACTTCTACGGTCAAGAACCCTTTGTTTACCGGAACACAGGACCTGCGACTCACAAATCAATTGCGAGTTCACGGTTCCGTATTCTTTATGAATGTAATTCTTTCCAGCAGAAAGAGAAAGTCCGAATTCACGAACTTTCTCCTTCCACAATGGATAGGTTTTAGCAGGGGTTCGCATTAGAATGTCATCTCCATTAATCAAGTATTGATGGGGAGACAATCCTACGAACTTAGCTGTACAATCATTATGTAAACATAACAAAGGAAAAGAAAGAAGACTTCCCATTAGTTGGCCAGATTCTTGTAGAACCGGGGTTAAACCCGATCCTTCAGGATAGACCAATAAATGTGGGGAGATTTCTTTCATTGCCCAGCGTTTTGTGGGTTCATGATCAATAGACTCTAAAATTCCTTCTAATAGTGCTTTAGAAGCACTTATAGCAAAGGAATCGGTAGCGGCACTGTAATCTCCAGAAATCCAAACATCCTCTGAGGAACTACTATTGTAGATCCTTTGGATGGCGGGTTCCAGGTTATTAGTACCGTGAGTTAGACAAAACTGTTCTTCAGTACCTAAAGCATGCCACATGGCACGCTGCAGGGGCTTCAAACAGAATGTCTCACCGATTCCAGCCGTGATAGTCCTAACCTTAAGTGGTTCAACAATTGGTTGAACACGAACAGGTAAAGGTCCATCAGGAGGGAATGACGAAAATGTTAAAGTATGATGATTGACCGCTCCCTGAGGGGAACAGTCAAAACCTAAAGAGGAGGGAAGATGAGGTTCGATCTGATCAGACCAAAATTCTTTCCCAATATTCTCAATAGGATCATCATGCTTGGTATCAATTTTCTGAGTCCAAGTTTTACGATTGTTATCATGAAATTTTTGACGAACTTTATACGTTGAAATCATGAGTTCACCAAGTTCAGGAAGATCAATGTGCGTCCATAGGGCACACATTGCTTCGTTCTTCCCGGTCAAGGTGAATTCAGATTTCTCCGAGTAATACATCAAAGACTGGTTCTGACCGTTAAGTTGCTTATCGGTCACAGTACCTCTAGGAACCGCTAGGTCGGGATGAAGAAGATTCTTCTTCCTAACCCAGTTTGGTGGTTCTCTAAGTCGGTGGAGCTTTCCATTTTCACAGTATAGAGGGATGTGAAAACGTCGCCAGAAGCTGGCGTCGTCTAATATCCCTGCTGTGTCTTTGTAAAGTCCACGTAGACTATCTCCGTATCGGAGATTAGAAGTACAGATAATGATTGGGGAAGTGAAGTACTTCCCTTTTTCATCCAGTTTTGCCATCGGAACAATATAAGAATTGCAAGATACCAGAGCTTGAAACTCTTTGATATCTTCGCCTTCCAAGGATTGGCCAATATCATCCAAGATGACTATCGGCTGATTCCTGTAATTATCCCAATGGTCTGTATTACAAGTTCGTTCAAAAGTTAGATCTCTTCGATCTACACCAGGGAATAAGATACTCAACTTACTAATTAGATTAGCAAGAGAGGTACTTTTCCCAGAAGCCGGTTGTCCAAATAAACCAATAACAAAAGGTTCGATCCGATCGGAAACATCACTGCTCACGGATGAGTTGTGAAGAGTTTTCCGGTAAACTAAGTCACCCTTGACTCCTCCCGCGTTGCGGGGGAAGGCAAAAGTGGCCTTGTTAGTAGGATTAAAACCTTTATTTGGTTTGTAAAATTGGGCAACCTTCTTTCCAAAATCCCTTCCTCGTTGACGGAGTAAATCAAGAGTATCTTGATTCACCCCTATATGAGGAGAGGAAAGTTGGTCACGGTGTTTTTCGAGAGTTTCTTGAATAAAAGATTCCGGGACACTTTCGCATAAAGATTTGGATTGTAATAAGGAAAAGAAGAACTTCGTCTTCTTTGCCTTTTCTAATCCATATATCCATCTTTGAAAGTGATACGGAACCAAGTCAAAACGAGCTCCCTCAGGGAGCTCCTCTTGTTCAAGAACTTCTGACACATGATAACATAGAGAATTTTTGAAGCATTTTATGATACTTTTTTCATCTGATAAACCAAGCTTACTGAGCGAGGAATAAAAGTGAATAAATAGAGTGGATAATTGATTTCCTTTCAAGGCCTTATGGGTTTTACCCCACAAGGTTCCACGGCCTCTACGAGTCCGTTGGAGAAACGCGAAATCATCAATCTTTTCCATTTTCAGTGTCAAATAAAATGCGAATGACAATTTTAGACAATGAATCACCTTTCTATAATCCCTAAATAATAAAGGGTAGAAAGATTCAATGTTGTCTAGGGAAACTTTGTTTTCTCGACAAAACTTAATATATCCCTGTGGCTCTGAAGCTACAAGGATTTTTTGTTTTTCGAGACTCGTCAAACGTTTCCGAATATTACCCCCGGCGCTCTTTGCTCGCCTCCGAATAGAATCGACCCAAACTAGTTGCGTTAATCCATTTGGGAGACTAACAGTCTCACATTCTTCATCGAAATGAAGAAGCGACAAGAGTACCTGATCGAGTTTTGACT